AACAAGGAACATAAATGGATCCAACCTATATCGGAGTAATAGCGGGCAGACTTACCTTCTTGATGCTTATGTTTCTTCTCGTAAGATGGATTTGGAAAAAAATAACCGCCCGGTTTTCGGCGCAAAGAAAGAACAAGGAAATGCTTTTGACCGCTTCTATAGTAAAGTAAGCAACTATAGATCAAGTCTTAGCTTTGAATCGCAATATGCAAAAGACCCGTTTACTAAACAGGCAAAGGGTATCTCCGGAGTTGCTGTTGGTTTTTTTCAGGGCTTTTTAGATTTGCCTTACGCCGTGTCCAATCCTAAAAGAACATTTCAGGGGTTTAAATCGTTTGTATCCGATCCAACGGCGGCAACTTACGATTTTGGCAGACAAATTAAACAAGATCCAGGCGGAAACTTAGGGCAGATCGCAGGCGGTGCAAGTTTTGGAAAAGGATTAAATTATGCTACTTTATTGGGGAAAAACACTTATGTTTCGTCATTTGCTAAATATGTTCCTGAAGCTAGTTCATTTGATAGCCAAGTGCTAGCTGGTAAAGCTAGATTTCCTAAAAGTTCAGGAAGCCTATTGGGCGATATAAGGCAATTTGAAAACGCAAGAAATCCTATTTGATTTAAACCATCCCACAATCCATAGAAATATTGCTTTCCACCCGCTAAATTTTCGCTTAAATAATGATATTGGCTAAAATAAGGCCATGAGCGCCTATCGGTTTCGTAAATTTTAAATTCAAGTTGTTCTGTTCGTTGGAAATTTTGCCGAAGTAACCTCCGATTAACATACTCTTGTTTGTTTGCATCAATGACCCAATCAGGGTTAAGCCAATCTATTACATCGTAATGGCACGACAGCAATACAATTTTCTTGTTTGTTTTGCGTGCGTGTTTTTGTATGCAATGACTCATCACTTTGGCAACTGTGCGATCAACAACGCTTGTCCATTCATCTATGACAATGATTTCTTGATCTTTGCGTGCCATTTGCAATGCGCATTCTGCTCTTGCTTTTTGCCCGTTTGACAATGTGTAAGCGGGTCGTATCCAACAAGGCACGCTTGTTAGTCCAACGCCACACAACATGCCCGCACATTCATCGTATGACATTTCTTCTGGAAACTGCTCAATGATTGGTTTTGATAAATCTAATATTTGCTTAAAGCATTCGTCAGTCCATACATGTTTTGCAAATGTTGTCTTGCCACTTCCAGATGCGCCAACAATTAAACCAATGTTGTATGGCGTATCAATATCCGCTTTAACGTTGAAGTGATGTATGGATTTTTTTTCTGCGTCTATATCAAGACTGTTTGCCGCTTTAACGGCACGAAACGAAGTTGCAACTGGCGACGATAACGTCAACTCATAATTTTGCATTCGAGTCCTCTGCCTTTCATTTCATCAAACAACTTTTGCAGTTCTGTTTCTGAAAAGCATTCGATCAAAAGAATATTGCGCGATTCATCTATGGTTTCTTTGCCATTGCTTTCATCATCATCTTTGTTTTCTTCAAGATATTTTTCCAACTCATCATCGCTAAAGCCAAGCAATGACAAATCAAAATCTTGCATATCTTTTAATTCGTTAGCAAGTGTTTCTTCATCCCAACCAGCATTCATTGCCAATTTATTATCTGCAATGATGTATGCGCGTTTTTGTATGTCTGATAAGTGCGTCAAATCTATTGTTGGCACTTGCTCTGTCTCCATTTTTATTGCCGCCAATAATCTGCCATGACCAGCAATGACGCCATTTTTTCCATCAAGCAAGATTGGATTTGTCCAACCAAATTGTTTGATGCTTTCAACAATTTGATCTATTTGCGCATCGCTGTGCGTGCGACTGTTATTAAAGTATGCGACTAAATCTTGCGTTGGTTTATATGTGATTTGTAATTTTGTCATGTCTTATTGTGTAGTTTTATTTTAAGAACTTCAACATATAAACTGTTTGATTTAACAACGTTGATATGCTGTCAATCTCGTTTTGTATTTCTGAATCTTCTGGCAATTCTTTTCTATACAGTCGCACATAGTCACGCAAGTTGCGCATGTACTCTAATGCATCCAAACTGTTGCCAGCATAGGCAGATGGATACGGCTCGATCAATTCTTCATACGCGCCTTGTATTGACTCTGTGAGTGAATCAACAAGTTCAACGATTTTGTCATAGTATGTTGCAAGTGCAACGTGCGTGGCATATGAACCTACACCAGTAACTTGGAAATGTTTTAAGTGCGTGAGCGTTGCAGAATGCAACAACGTGCCTATAAATTGTGCCGTTGCGTCTTTGTTTAGCATTTCGTTTTCCTTGTAACCGCTTGCATATGCCGCTTGTCCGACTTGCATTGCTTTTTGCTTTGTCGGAAAGGGACCCTTACTGCCCCAATACCATCCGTCAGATTTCTTGTTTACTGGCATCTGGCTTCTCCAATTTTGTTGTATGGAAATGATACAGCCAAACTTTTTTGCGACCAATAGATGTATTAGCAATTTGCTCACGGCTTAAATATCTTTGGCGCATGAAGTAACAAAGTGCCATTGATATTTCGCTGGACTTTAATTCTGGAACTGCTTTTCCAATCTCATGCAATGTCAATGGTGCTTGCGCTTGCTTAAAAACTTCCCTGACTTTTACAGATGCATTTGCCACAAAAAACCCCTTGTCGTTTATTACAAGGGGTATCATACCAAAAGTATTACGCTTGTAAATAGCCCTTTTGGGGGACTATGACAAGCGTCTACGCGATTTTAAATGGCGAGCAATGTCTCCAATGCAACTGCCTTTTTACTCTCGCCTGTGCCGAACCAAGATTGATTTAAACGCGCATCGGCAGTTCTGGCGGGGTGATGATGATCGTAATACTCTGTGACTGCGTTCAACATGCCCCATTTTGTATTGCCAGCCAGTTCTACGCCCTTTGCATCGCCTTGGAACAAATCAATGATCTTGCGATAAGCGCGGTTCTTTTCATCGTTGTCGGTGTCATACAACGATTTGCCTTCCTTGACAACCAAGTTTCTTACAAACAATTTTGCCTTTGTATCGGTGAGTTTTTGCTTTTGCAGAGTCTTTGCCATTTCAATATAACCCCCAAAACTCTCAACAGCGATGCCTAATTTCGCTTGCATGATTTCTTTTTTGAAGTGCGTGGCATGAGTGTATGACACCATTTGACTGCCGTCTTGCATTGCCATTGACAAAGTGTTATTACAAACAACGCGCACAGTTGTAAAACGTGCAGTCGTTGCAAGCGATCTATCCGCAGATGTTGACAAGAGCAAAAAGCCCCCAATGCCATCGCCTTTGCTGATCTCTGCAAACTTGCCCGTTTCTGCTAATGCCCACAGACGCTTGCCTCCAAACAACGTGCCAGCAGTATGCAAACGAAATCCGTTTTGCTCAACCAAGTCTCTGAAGAACTCTAATACTTCGATTGGCTGTACGGGTTTATATCGATCACTAACAACTGATAAAGGCGCGTTTGTGTCTGAGCGATACAAAACGTTTTGCCCTTCAAAGCGAACTGGCAATGGCTCGTTGCCTGTGAACAAAACGGGTGCGCGATTGATTGTCCAATCCATTCCCGCAGATACTTGCCATTGCTCGATGCTTGCATCTTTGTCAAGAGATTGACCAAGCCCGTGCCAAGGGGTATCGCCTACAAATGCCATTTCTGTGTAGCCGTCTGTGCGTGTTGTGAGTTGATGTGCCATGATTAAATTTCCTTAAAAAAGTTGATGATTACTTAGATTTAACAATTAAAAAACACCCGTTTTCGTGAACGATACCTTTTGAGTCTGTATACGTTTCACCGCAACCACTTGCCCATTCAACAACAATCACTCCAATAATGATTGCTATTAAAACTGCAAGAATTGCACCCGTTAAAAATGCTAAAAATTTTTGCATGTAATGTTTACTCCTTTTGTTGAACAAGACCGCATCTCTGCGGTTTCGGCTAATCAAGCCTCTTCAGTTGTCCTGATAAAACACTTCTGCTGTTGTCTCCCATGCAGATGCATCTAAAGCAAGTTGTTGTGTAATTAAATTTCCGTATGTATTGATGCTCATTTCTATTTGCTTAACAGTAGGCGTGTGTAATAGATATGAATCAAGCGTTTGACTGCATACGCGTGTTCCTTCTGACCACATAACTGTTACAGCCATGTTGATGCCGTTTTGATTGTGTAGTTTTGCAATCGTGCGAACTACTGCGTCTGGTGCATCGCTACAAGTAACAAGTTGTCCAACATACAAGTGAGTTGTTTTTAAAAAACGTTTCATAATGATTTCCTTTAGTTTGTGATGTTTACTTTGTATCAACTTCTTGAGTTGATGTAAGTATTATAAGGGAAATAGTTTATCACAAACTCTTTTTGGAAAATATTTCCATTTATTTTGGGCTATATTGAAAACAAGAGTATTACTTTTAAACGTTATAACGTCAAAACTGGTAATGCCAGAGCGAGATGGGGCTATTTACAGACGAAAAAAAGCCCCGTTTTTTATGCGGGGCTAAAGGCTACTGCTTGCAATTATTCTAGATGCATCTTTTAAAAAGGAATGTCATCATCGTTTGCAAACTCTTGAACTGGCGGTGTTGCTTCTTTGATTGCGCTTGTAACTGCTTCGCCTTTGCTCGACAAAATGTCCACTTTTTCTGCCGTGATTTTTGTTGCGCTTTTTTCGATGCCGTTTTTGTCTGTGTACTTCTCCGTTTTTAATTTGCCTTCAACGTACACCTTTGTGCCTTTGCGCACATACTCTCCGCAGATTTCAGCAAGTCGACCAAACGTTGCAACATTAATCCATTCTGTTACTTCTTTTTGATCGCCAGATTTATCTTTGTACTTTTCGGTTATTGCAAAACTAAAATTGCAAACTGCTTTGCCGTCACCCATGTAGCGCAACTCAGGGTCGCGCCCCAAATTTCCAATGCCTATAAATTTATTTACTGCCATGTATTACTCTCCAAGTTTGATGATTAACGATTCAATCTCTGTCAAAAACTTTTTGACTTCAACTTCCATTTCCGCAATAAGTTCTTCATTACGTTCTGCGCGAACAATCAATAACTGATTGTGTTTGCGTAGTCTTGAATCATAGGAAACAAAATCGCACCATTGCCGACCCGTTACCCATAACTGACATTGGATTTGTTTAATGTACTCTGCGGGTACTTTGTTTGTCATCAAGTAATCAAGATGCGTTGTCGAATTTGGGCATTTGACTTCGATCAATCCATCATCGCCAACAAGGCGATCAGGAGAAACACCAAGCCATTTGATTGTTGGGTGCAACCAAAAACCCGTGCGTTCAACTAAAACGTTTTTCTGTTCCTCGTATGCAATGCACGCAAATTGTTCTTGCTCAATTCCCCATTCCATCGCGGGACTTGTAAATGATTCAAAACTAGGGTCTGTCACTATGCGTTCTGCAAGCAAGCGCATTTTGTATTTGTGACGCGTGATTGATTCGCTTTCGCCTTTGCCTTTTGCCATTACGTCAGCAACGTTTGATGCCGTTACGTGACCAAGACGCAAGCGTTTCCATTCAGTTGAGCCTTGCTCAATGTTGCGCGTATCAATAACGTCTGCGCCCATGCTTTGCAATATTGATACATCAATCATGATTTGTTGTCCTCATGCTCTTGTTGTAATGCGTCTTTGTTTGCTCTTGCTTCATTTGCAATCATTGCTTTGCGTGTATTTTTTGATGATTCCAAAATTACTTGCAATTCAAGATCGCCATTAACTGCTTTAATTGCCTTGATGTACGCAACTTTTAATTCATCCATTGTTTTTGCATCTTGTATTGCAATGATCAATGGCGCAATATCAATCGGTTCTTTTTCTTCTTGCGATTCACGCGGGACATCCTCGCCAGAATAAATGTACAAACCAATTCCAAAGCAAGCAATACATTTAACTAAGCAACGCATCATGGCATCTGAAATCTTGCGCGAATCAGGTTGTTTGACAGCGTTGTTGCGATTGTCCATTACGGGCAAATGCATAGTCATCGATTTGCCCATGGCATGTACAGTACAAAACACCATGACTGTTTCGCCTATGTATTTTGGTTCTGCAAATTCCCATGTAGCAGTTGGGTCGTTTGTCAACAATGTTTCAACTGCATATGTCCATGAGAGATAAGACAGAGTGCCTTTTTTCTCAATGTTTGCGCTGACGTTTATTTTGTTTAGTTCTGCAAATGTTTTCATGATTACATTTATCCTTCATTAATGATTGTTTGTGCTTCTTGTATCGCGCTATTAACGCAATAGGTTTGTACCGCTTTAAAAACGTAGCGACCAAGTTCTTCCCAAGGCGCGTTTGTGTTTAAGATTTCGGCAAGTTTTTCTTGATCGGCATACAGACAGTTGTTGTCAATAGCATCCATAAAAACTTTTACTTTTGCGGGGTTGTAATCAGTTTCTAGTAACCGATCAATTTCATTGTCTATTGCTTGATCGCGTGCTTCCTGATCTAGATATGGTTTTTCTAACCAATCGTCATGTGCTGTCATACTTACTCCTTTTGTGAACACACCACAAATGCGTGGTGAATGTATTATATACAGGAGTTTTGAAGTATGAGATACGCTTTGCGTAAAGATTTAAACCAAACTGCGATAGTTGATTGTCTAGTTAAAGGCGGTGCAAGCGTCTACGCACTACATGTACCCGTTGATTTGCTTGTGGGCATACGTGGCAAAACATATTTGGTCGAGATAAAAAACAAAAAAACGCAGTACGGGAAAAAAGGTTTAAACGAAAATCAAAAAGAGTTTGTTACAAACTTTAAAGGTGGGGCTGTCGTAATACTTGATTCTGTCGAGTCGGCAATTAATTTTTTAAATAGTACGGCAAAACTTTAAATCTCAATATATGATTGGGTGGAACACGGATAGGTCTGAAGTCATGAGCAGATCGAAAAGAGTTACACCCTTCTCCTTCCGTTGTTTCTTTCAAAGGGTTTTTTAAGGGTGAAAACTATGCATTATTTTCAGTTTGAAATCAAAGAATGGGTGAGCAATACTGCGCATCTAACGCACAACGAAGAATCAGCATATCTTCGATTGATTTGTTTTTATTACGACTCTGAAAGATCATTTCAATTTGGCGATTTGCCAATGATCTTTCGCAAATGTCGCGTCAATGATGATTTAGGCATGTCGATTCTTAACGAGTTTTTTCGTTTAGATGAAGAATTAAATGTTTGGATACATGATCGATGCGACAAAGAGATTGACAAATATCATGCGAAACAAGAGCAAGCATCACGCGCTGGTAAAGCATCTGCTCAACGCAAGTTCAACGCCCGCTCAACAGACGTTCAACCAATCATTAATCAAGAATCATTAATCAATAATCAATTAATAGACAACGCAACTAAAGTCGCGTCAACAACAAAGTCTGCCAAAAGAGGTTCACGGCTTGACGATAACTGGGTTTTACCGCCCCTTTGGAAAGAATGGGCAGTCAGAGTGCGACCGACTTTAAACATCGATGAAACGGCTGATTCTTTTCGAGACTTCTGGCATAGCAAAGCGGGACAAAATGCAACCAAACTTGATTGGCACGCTACATGGCGCAACTGGGTACGCAGTCAAAAAGTCCCACCGCCAAACAAAGCAGACGTAATACATGTAACAGTACCAAGTACAAATGAACGTGACCCATCACTGGTCAAGATCGATAAGGACAGAGCAAATTGGACACCACCTCCACCAGAGATAAGAGCAAGAATGCTGGCAATCAAAGCATCTGGCGAAAGCGCAAATCAATCAATCATCACGAAGGGAAATCTATGATCAACGCATTTTTAAATCAAAAGGGTATCAAACTTGCCTACTGCGATTACATCGCATCAATTATTAAAAAAGAATTATTGCCAAACGATCATGCAAAGTTGCTTGATGAAGTTGGAAAGATTCAATTTAATTTTGGACCCGAGGGCGAGTTTGATACGACAAAGACAATAGATGTATTAGACATGCAAGGCAAGATGTATCGCATAACTATCCAAGAGTTATGAAATGCCCGTTATGCAACGCGCCAACGGATGTTAAACAGACGTTGAATAGAGATGGTGAATACGTAAGACGCAGAATGTGTTTTAACCGCCATACGTTTAGCACAAAGGAAGTGCCAATAAACGAACCAAAACCCAAACGTAATTATCGAGATCAATAAAAGGAGTAAACATGACAGAGCATGACATTAGCCCATTTAAGGCATTGGACTTTATACGAGACAACGCGCAAGCGTATGCGCAAGCAAAGGCAAACGTTGTCTACATGACAGAGTATCGCAAGACTATCAAAGCATCTTTAATGGCAAGTTGCTCTGAGAAAACAGAGTCGGCAAAAGAAACATATGCGTACTCGCATGATGATTACAAACATCATTTGCGTGCGTTGCAATTAGCCGTAGAGCAAGCAGAAAAAATGCGTTGGCTAATGATTGCCGCAGAAGCCAAGATCGAGGTCTGGCGGTCGCTTGAATCATCTGCACGCGCTGAAGGGAGATCAACGCAATGAGTAAAAGACCAAAACCAAGCAAACAATTTTGTCTTGAAAGTGCCAAGTATTATCACGACAACGATTGCCCGTTGATGATGTGGGATTGGTTAGTCATGTGGGCTTTTTACGATATGTACGTGGTTGCATATCGATGATAAGAGTCACATTAACAAAAACAGAATACGCAATTCTGGAGTTTGTTGGCAACATGCGTCACTCTATTACAAGTGCATCAGGCACAGAGATGAAACAAGATACATCAATGAATGGTTTGCAAGCAAGCATTGATGGTGTCATTACAGAGTACGCAGTTGCTAGATATTTAAATCTACATCTTGATTTGAATTGCGACTATCGCGCATTTGGCGCGGACTTAGTTTCTCGTCTTGGCAATCACATAGACGTAAAGTCCACAAGACGCGCAAACGGCAATTTGAATGCAGTAGGTTGGTCGAACGGAAAGTGTGCCGATATTTTTGTCTTGACCGAAATTCTGCATTCTGCCGTTGGTATAGTCGGTTGGATTCCCCGCGACTTGTTGTTGCAAGATGCGAACATTGTTGTGCCAAAAGATCGTGCGCCATACTATTCAGTTGATCGTTCCAAATTGCAATTATTTTATGAACAAGCAGACGCAAAAACACTTTAACGCTCTTGCTGAATTGGGTTGCATACTCTGCTGGCATCTTGGCAATAGGGGTACGCCAGCAGAGATTCATCACATAAGACGCTATGGCGGTAAACGTGACAATGCGCCTGTCATACCGCTATGCACAGAGCATCATCGTGGCAATACTGGAGTACACGGGCTAGGTGCAAAAGGTTTTGAAAAACACTACGGCATTGATCAAGATTTTCTTTTGAACTTATGCGCTGAAAAACTTACGCAAATGGGCGAGTACCCGTTTTATCAATAATTAGTTGCGACTTCTTTGGTGCATCGCCTTCGTGCGTTGGAATCGCTACATGTGTCCAACGATCAAACTCGCGTATGACTTGTGCATACGGCAATTCACTTTTAATAATTGCACGCGTTACTTCATCAGGTGTCATACCACTAACGCGTATATCTGCCGCGCATCCGCGCCTATGATCGCTTGTATCTTTAGAACCAACTGCCGCGTTGACATAGCGTGATCTAAACGCGCTGTTAACAATGATTGGTTTGTTACCAAGTACGATGCGAACTTGCTCTAAAAAAGCCGCAAGTCGTGGCAAATTAGCAAGTGCATCTATCGATACTTCGCGCCCGTCAATGATGCACAACTCCGCATTGGTAGGAGTGTTATCAAATTCGCGGTGGTCTGTGTGTGTCAAATCTTCAAACGTAAAATGTTCTGTTAAGTTCATTTCTTACCGCCCTTTATAGCCATGATATTTTCGATTGTCTTGCCTCCGAAATAGGCGGTCATCACTAACATGCCCCATTGTCCCAATAGATTAACGTATGACTCATTTACTTGATGCCCAAATGCAGACATAAGCGCAAACACGTTGTACGTTGACAAAAGATAAACAAGCGTTGCGGGTCGTATGTTTTTATTTAACCACCCATCGGATTGATTGTCCGATTTCCACCGATCAGTTACGTTGTTATCTTCATTCTTCTGCGCATCCATTGCGACTTTAGTTAATTCAAGTTCGTACTCTTTTATTTTTTCAGTCGCTTCTGGATTAGCCACAATAGCCTTTGCAACAGACTCAACGGAATCAGAAACGCCAAGGCGAGAAGCCAAAGCGGTAACAGCAACAGCACCCATAGGACCAGCGATAGCAGTTGCCAATGTGGGTGCGATACCCTTGAGTAGACCGAGTAGTTCATTCATTGAACCTCCTGTAATTGCTTTATCAAACGATTAACTTGCCGTTCTTTTTTTTCGATTCTTACTTCTGCTTTTTGAATCTTAATCCACATGTGAATCATTACAGGCGTGATGATAAGTAGGATTGCAAGTATTATGCAAACCAAAATCATAGTGCCTCGGAAAATGAAGTTACCCATACCGCCCACAGCCATGCAACTATTACAAGAGTTAGAAACAAACCAGCAATCATTTCTGTTTGCTCGCGTTCAATTCTTTCCCGCCTGTTAGTTTCTTGTTGCCGTCTTATGCGAATTTGTTCCTTGCGTTTTAATTGCTCGGCTTGTACTTTGCTATAAATCTGATTGTAATTCTCCCACAAGGGACCCAGTTGTGCTGGCACGTTTGCACCGCGCATCATGCCACTTAGTTTTACGTATGACTGATCGAGTTCATTTTTGTAAACGCTTAACTCTAATATTACTTCTGGGTCTGGGTCTATGCTGGTAAAAACTTCCTCATACTTTATCTCCACGTACTCGGTTAATTCTTTGTGATGCCGAAAAAATGCGCCTAGATGCCCAATAAATTGTTGAACAATTTCAGTCTCGTTTGGCACATGTTTGATGTAGACTTCTTTTGCCTTTTTTGTTTCCGTAGGCTCTGCGGTTTTGGTAGGTTCTGCTTTACTTACAAATAAACCCTTGAAAAAACCCCATATTCCTTTTACGTCAGCAACGATTGCCTTGGCATCTTCGGTTGCTTTTTTTATTTTTTGTACTTTGACTTTGCCTTCTGACAATGCTTCACAACAATACGTTATGCCGTCATATGCCGCTTGCATTGCCTTAAAGGCAAGACCAATAGTTAGCGGGTCAAACACATGCTTATATGCCTAGAAATTTGCGCACAAATTCTGCCGCGACTCCAGGTCCCAATAGCACAACGCCAATGACTGCATAAAGTAAATACTCAATTTTGGTCATGCGCTTTTCGCCAGCAGTTAATGAATCATCGATGCGACCATAACGTTCTGCGCAAATTGCCTCATGCACCGCGAGTTTTGTTTCCATAGATTCCATTTGCACCTCACGTAAAAAGTTGGATTCGATTCGGTTGTTTTATATACATATCAATGTATACGTGCATAGGAAAGCCAGAAAAATATACACATCAACATCCTCGATTGCTGGCTTAACATCCAACGCGGGCAGTATATCAAAGGCACTTAAAGACTTCACGCGCTGACACAAACGTTTCTTCATTGTGATCGTATGCCTCCCACCACAAGAACTGATTGCCAGCCAAATATTTTCTGTCTTTTAAAAGATTAATATTTTCGGGATGACCATATATTAGAGGGTCGCTAACTGACCATAATACTATTCCCTTTTTTCCAACTGTCCATGCAAGATGCTGAAAAAAACTATCACACGCAATCCATGTTCTGCATTCTGCAAGTAACGTTTTTAACTCTGTCATTGGCAAGTCTGTACGAAAGTCATCAACTAATGCAACTTCATTAGCAACGCCAATTTGAACAATCGGTTCTTTAATCATTGCAATTAGTTCTTCCCAAAACGGATAGTTCTTGGGGTTGCGTTTGCCATTTGATAGCGGTCGCGAATACGGCTGTATGACAATCATAGATACATCCTTTCAAATGCTTCTTGCAGACTGCGTGTCCATTTCCAATCATCCATTTTTTTATAAATAGAGTATTGATCTATGTTGCCAAATATTGCTTGCGCTTCTGCTATCGATTTCCCTTCTATGACTTCTGGATAGCAAGTAAACACCAATGGCTTTTTAATCTTTGGTAATACTTTGCTAAAAACTAAATGATCACCAAGACCGCAATTCAATATTACAACTGTGTAATCCTTAAACTTTAAATGCGTGCGGAATATATGTTCGTCATGCTCATACATTTCGCGTTTTGTTTCGCTACGTATACCGCCATTGGGATTTTTTAAATGCCACGATATTGCATTACTCACAGCGTACACGCCATAGCCACGCTTGTGTAGCCCATACGTAAATAATGTTTCCTCTCGATGCGCTACGCGTGAAAGATTTAAATTGTAGTCATGTATGCCAGCACGATAAAGAAAAGAACAATGCAGATGCTCAACTTGTTTGTAGCCTTTGATCATGCCCCATTGAATGTTAGGCTCTAGGTCTATTAGATCAATCGTGCCAGCAACTTTGCTTGTATCTATTACAGGCGGTGTAAGAATAGAGCCACCAACTGCACCAACTTTGTCAAAGAATTTTGTAAAAGAATATAGTCGTTCTAATACATTTGGTTCTGGCAATGCATCATCATCAACGCGCCACACCCATTCATAGCCCATGCTATTAGCCATTTGGTGAATGTAATGCTGACCTTTCTTATGGGCATAAAGCCATTCCCATTTAATGCCTTTAATGTCTAGCATCTGAAAGAAATGCGCGTAGATCAATTCGTTCCGCATATCTTGCGGTTCGTCATTGTCATCAAAGATTACTAACTTATCTACTGGTAGCGTTTGGTTAATGATTGCTTGAAGGGTAAGCGGTAGGGTTGTAAAGTAACGCCCCCGTGTAGCCACAGAACAAAGAATCATGCATCCCACCTACATAGCATTAAGTTACAACGATTTGTTTCGCAAATTATTTGGGGCTGGTCGGTAATGTTGCCAGCCTCCGAGATATAAGTAAATTTAAAGTCTAAGAAATGGCTTTCGTTTAGCCCGTGCAATTTGTGATGCTCACCCCAGAAGCCTTGCGGTTCATTCCAAGGCACAGAAATCAAAAGCCGTTGGCAATGTTGTTGAAGCATTTTCACAATCTCTAAACCATTGTCTAGATGCTCAATAACTTCAAACGCAATTATGGTGTCCCAAGAATGATCTAGCCCGTCATTTATATTGGCTTCTTTAAAATGTCTATGCAAACCCCATGATTGTTCTTGTGCCACGGCAACAATGATTGGGTCGTAATCAAAACCAAGGTAATGCGCGGTAACTGGTAAAAACTGTGTGCCGTATCCAGTAGAGCAACCAACCTCTAAAACTTCTTGTCCATAGAAATTTTGATTTGCCCAAATGTAGCGTGTGGCTTCCCTTGGAAATACTGGGTCACCTTTTAAGAACACCGCCCGTTCATAGTTGTTGGATAGTCTCCAACGATACCAGTCTGGGTGATGTTCTTTGGCAAGTTTTAATGCGTGTATTTCTAGGATTTGTTCCCAATGGGTTACAACGCTTAACCCGTATATTGTCTTGTTTTGTATCATTTTTTATCTTGGATATGTTGCGTCAACCCTTGTTCCGACTGCCAAGCCCGTGCCAAACACAATAGATGTTCCGCTTGTAACTGTTACATCTGTGCCGTTGACCATTTTTACACCATTAACAAACACTTGAATTTTTCCAGATGTATAACTTAATGAAGTTGTAAATGTTGTCTGTGCCGCAGTAGCAGTAAACGAATCATAAGTCATGCCTGTGGCATTGCCTGAGTATCCAGAATAGCCAGAGTACCCAGATGTTCCAATTCCAGAGTAACCAGAATATCCAGAATATCCCGATATGCCAGAGCCAGAATAACCAGAATATCCACTTATACCGCTTGCACCATTTGTTCCATTTGTGCCTGAGTAACCACTAATGCCAGATGCGCCAGAGTATCCAGAAATTCCGCTTGCCCCGTTACTTCCGTTTGTTCCAGAAATTCCTGAGAAACCAGAAAATCCGCTTGTGCCAACCGCGCCTGAGTAACCGCTATATCCACTTATGCCACTTGCGCCATTGCTTCCCGTGCCACCAGAAATTCCTGAGTATCCAGAAAAACCGCTTATTCCGCTTGCACCAGAAAATCCAGACACTCCGCTTCCGCTATATCCAGAGATTCCAGAGTAACCAGAGTAACCGCTTGTGCCGCTATATCCGCTTTGGGTATACATGACTTGCGTTGCAGTCAAGATTACAGAAGGCGTTAATGGATATGTTCCGTTGCCAGCAAGAGTTTCTATGTATACGCTTGCGTTTGTTGTGTCCCAAAAAAGTTGATACACATCACTTGCTGAAACATCTAAAACATAGTTAACAGTTAAAACTTCAGAAGAATATGCGCTACCTTGTTTGTCAGGAACGTCATAATGCGTATTGCTGTCAGCAACATTAGTTCCGTTTTTCTTTAACCAAACTTGCGTAGTTCCAAGAGCCGTACTGTGATTTGTAAACTGTAAAGAATAGGTAATGCTATAAGTTCCAGCATTAGTAAATTGCCATTGGCTTGCAGATATTAGAGTTACGCCATTGTTGCCAGCCGTTGTGTTTAGCGTTACAGCCGTTGGCGTATTAGCGGTTGTTGTTTGATTTGTTGTGTCATAGAAAGAACCATAAGCACCAACTGCGCCACCCAAACCAGCCGCACCACTAAATCCGCTTTGTCCGCTATAACCCGATATGCCAGAGTAACCGCTAAAGCCAGACACACCGCTACCAGAAAATCCAGAGTAACCAGATATGCCAGAGTAACCAGACCATCCGCTAACACCGCTACCAGAGAATCCGCTTATGCCTGATGCGCCAGAGTAACCGCTTATTCCCGAATACCCGCTTATGCCTGACGCACCACTAAATCCAGAAATGCCACTACCAGAATAACCAGAGATTCCGCTAAAGCCAGAATATCCACTAATGCCAGACGCGCCACTCCAACCACTTACTCCGCTACCAGAATAACCGCTAATTCCAGATGCGCCAGAAAATCCACTTATGCCAGAGTCTCCGCTAAAACCGGAGATGCCAGACCAACCGCTTATTCCAGATGCACCGCTAAAACCTGAAATGCCAGAATATCCACTCCATCCAGAAACACCGCTACCTGAGTAACCAGAGATTCCAGACCAACCAGAAATGCCACTTGCACCAGACCAACCCCTGACACCGCTTCCGCTATAACCAGAGATGCCACTAAAACCTGACCAGCCACTAATGCCAGAAAATCCTGAGTAGCCCGATATACCGCTATCGCCTGAGTAACCAGAGATGCCAGAGAATCCAGAATAACCACTTACTCCACTACCAGAGTATCCCGAAATTCCGCTATCGCCTGAGTAACCGCTTATGCCAGACCAACCAGATATTCCTGAGTAGCCAGAGTAGCCACTAAGCCCTTGGGGTCCGACTATTTGTCCCGCATCGTACCAAGCAGTTCCATTCCATACCCAAAGATTGCCGTCTGCTGTGACGATGTATGCATCATTAACTTGATTGCCTGTTGGCGGTAAATCACCAACTGTCGGCACTTCGCCTTTGACGTTAATGCTTGTGCCTTGCTGACCGCTGTAACCTGAGTAGCCAGAAATTCCGCTAAAGCCAGATATGCCACTAAAGCCAGAGTATCCGCTTGTGCCTGACGCACCGCTATAACCTGACCAACCGCTGGGACCGATTAGTCCGCGATCAATGTTGATGACTTGATTAGGCGTTGGCGTTACTTCAACGGCAATGTTGTTTTCGTTTACGACTGTGACTTGTATGGACATATCAATTCACCACGCCATCTGAACGAACCAAGAACAACAAAAAGATTACTAAGTCTTGCGCGGGTGTTTCGCCTACCGCTTCAAAACTAATCAAGATGCGACCGCTAAACGCTACGGGGTCTACTGCCGCAATGTTTAATTCTGGGTCAGTAGAGATTACATCCCATGTAGATTCCTCAATCACCAGCGTAAACAATCCATCTACATCATGTCGGTTGGCAATCGTAAGGCTTACTGGGGATGGTTCTGGGTCATAGTCGTTTATGTCAAAACTCAAACCATTGCGCGTGTCTACTAAATTAGATACTTGTCTACGAATGATTTGCGCGTCAATGCCTACGCCTGTTAAGTCGATTGGCACACCATTGGTAGCCATGACCAGATTCCAGTAGGTGCGCTGGTTGTAGACAAGTTCACCAGAGATGATCTGATTGTCAAACCCTGACACTTGCGTCAAAGTGTTTTTAGAAAATAATGCCATGACAGTTCCCTGTACTCAGGTTATAACGTACCTCGCGTACTCGCAAGGCTCGGGTGTCTTGTCTTATGTTTCTATTTTAATACTTGCCTTCAGCAAATACATTTACAAAAACAGTTCCATCTTCCAATGCTTCAATCTCATGCCATTCATTAGCAACAAGATTTATGGGTTGCGTGTTTTTGTCTGCTATCTTTTCAATGCCTTCTTTGCGTATGACGCAACTACCAGCATGGCACATAGTCAAATGTGCGTAGAGGTGTTCATGTCTTGATAAACCTTGCCCTTTGTTAGCATGATATACATTAACACTTGCCCCATCATAAATAACTTGATGCACAGGTTGAATGCCGTAAGTCATAATGTCTGCGAACCTTGACTAATAGGTTGAACAGTTTGTGGTACTGGCAAGCCTGTCATTGGGTCTACATCAGGTGCAAGTTGTGTAATAGTGCCAACTATGTTTCCATCAATAATTTGTTGATAGACCCATTTACCCGTCTTTGCATAATCATCTGCTCTAGCGCAATACATACAAGTTTCAAAAGGAAAACCTTCTGCTTCTTGCAACTCTACATCAGCAAAATAAACGCCTTCTTCATCACCAGATTTACGAACATTTTTAATTTGTCCAAAAGTAACATTTCCAATAGTGTGTGTCATTTTTAATTCCTTTATGCGGTTCGTTGCGCAAGGGTATTTGCCCAGCCACAACATCCAAGTGTTATACCGCCACGCGCTCTCCATGTACCAGACAACGTAAATCTAGTCCCAACGGCAAGTCTACCAAAAGCGCTAAAACTATCTGTTATGCCTGCTGTATATCCGTAAATTGTGGACGTAGAATTTCTCTCACCTCCACCCCCATATCCAACGGCTATGTAACTACCTATTGGATAAGAAGATAAATTCCTATCTGTGCCTGTATAGTAATCAAGCGATAAAGTTCCAGTAGAAGTAATAGTTCCACCAGTTAAACCATTGCCCGTTGCTACTGAAGTGACTGTGCCAGAACCGCCCGTGCCTGTAATAGTTACCGAACCAGTTGATGCAGATACAGATACAGTACCCGCACCAGTTACAGAAGTAACACCAGCATTAGTTAGCGTTACAGAACTGCCCAAAGCAACTGAGCCACCGCCTGACATTCCTGTTCCAGCCGTAACTGTTAACGAAGGATTTTGCAATCCCGCATTTGTGGTTGCCCCGCTTGTGTTTAAATTGTTGGCAAAGTTTGCCAGATTAAGTGCTTGCGTCATACTGCCCCTGTCCTAGTAAAAGTTTGTTGAACCAAAATATTCGTATTTGTAACTGGCGTTTGAGCCAATGTGTACGAACCTGATGCCACGGAATAATCCACAGTCTCTAGCAACAATGCGCCATTATTCCATAAGTTAAACGCCAACGGGTCAAATGTAAATGGGTAAATAGATTGACCTACTACTGTAAATGCATCCACATTGACGGGCGTTCCATTGGGTACGCTCAAGTTATTTTGCGCCCACATAATGACTTGCAAATCCCCCGATACCGCATTAGTAAAGGTAATGTCTTGCCCAGATATGTTGTAATCTTGTGCGTTAATTACTGTGCCGTTTAAGAATATCAATTCCTGACCGCTTATTAGCCAACCAGATGCCGTGTAGGTTGCTTGGTTTGTTAGCGTGTCCGTATATCGGGTAAAAGAATCATAAGTCGCTGGCGTAGAGTTTATAGACGCAAAGGAAATAATAGTCACAATGTCGCCAGAATGTGCGCCTATTGCCAATGTGACAGTTGATGCCGCATCTGTGTATTCACTCTCATCTAGCAGTAATCCGTTTTGTAATACCCAACAATTACCGACCACGTATTCTGCACCACGGGTAACGCTAAAAACTGTCTGACTGCTGGATGCGCTAAAGGCAGTCATTGTGTAATAGAACTCATCTGGTGCTTCAAAGCCAACCACTCGCCCGTAAATGTCAATAGTCAAGTTTGCTACGGCAGATGTTCGCGTATACGCACCGCCAGTAAAAGTAAGCAGTTGCGCCAAAGATGCAACCACTTGCCCCTGTGGATTATTGGTAATGGCAATCTCGCCCGTGCCGACTGTTGTTGTTCCAGTTTGGATTAACTGCCCAGACCTATGCGTTGTATCAATAATGTTAAACCCATCTTCCAATGCGTTCCAAATAGTTTGGTCGTACAAGGCGGTATCGCTTGGAACAAATTGTGCCGTGCCAGCCGATAATTGTGCGCCACCTACGGCAAAACTCATCAGGCTATTTGTTCTGCTACTCCACAATAAATAGTTGTCCGTGCCAAATGCGGGGTCTGCAAGATACCAGTTGTAATCGCTAGGTGTTGGGCTAAATTCTGCAATGTTTGTGCTGTGCAATCCAAAATATGTTTTGCCACCTCTAGGGCTTGTGCTAAAGCCCGTACCCGTTGCGCTTGTTGCATAAGCAATACTTAGATAACGCTCTGCAAATTGAAACGTCAATGGTCGCCAATTAAAGATTGTGCTTGCAGAACTAAATGCAGACTTTGCAAGAGAGTTAACCATGCGAGTATAAAAATACCAATTACCTGCGGGAATACCAGTTAGCACTACTGGAGGCGTTGCTACGTTATTGCCGTATGGTGTGCCATTAGATTGCACTTCAGTCGTGCCAGCAAAAATCATTTGTCCAATGCTTGCATTATTAAATGCCGCATACCAAACTTCCGCATACTGTGTAATGCCCGCGCTTGATGTAGTTACATTGACTTGAAAAGACGGGACAGGCGCAGACACCAATGGGTTGCTTATTGTTACAGGCGGGACAGTTCCAAAGATTGCGGGGTTAGGCAAGCCAGTATTTTCTGGAGGCGTAAACTGCGTGATAGATGCATCATCATAAACAGTTGGGTCAAAATTTAACAAAGTTAAATCCATAGTTATTGCGCCATCATCAGCAATTCTTTGCACAACTTTACTTATGCGAAATAACTTTTCATCCCATCCATAGTTAACACTTGTAACAGTAACTATGTCGCCAGCCTCTAATTGCAAGCCAACAAAGTTAATTGAACAAGTAACTTGCAAATCTAATCTTGCCGCTTTTAAGAAACGTTGACCTAAGAGTTGCGCTTGCACATTGTTATTGCATAGATTAAGTTGAATTGTTTGCAAATTAACAGGCTCGTTTGGATACAACAATTCTGGCGCAACATCCGCTAAATCAATCTGCGTTGTATTAAACGCGCTATTGATTGTTATATCTGGAAACTGACATTGTGCAATGTTGAAAGTGTTTGATATGTCCAACGAAGAAATACCAATGGTAGAAATCATGTTGGAATCGTTAATGTTCATTGCGACTGTATAAGTCGGGCTTTGAACAACGGCAGACCACAACCCAAGTATTTCGTTATATTTCAACAAACAATCGCAACTATCAGTTAAGACTTGCAAGTTCTGCATTACTGGTTTTGTTGTATCCAGAAAACCATTCATCTTAAATCTGGGTTGCGTTGCAGTTCCACCGCCAGAAGGCGTGTATGTGTACGATTGATTTGAATATGTATTCAATGCCGTTATGCTTGCCGTATCTATTTGTGATTCGGGTATAGCCGCGCCATAACGCTCATTGCTTAGATAATCATATAAAACATCTCCCGCGCTATTGCGTGAGTTTATTATTTCAAACTGTGTTTGTTGAATGTTTGTGATGCCAGCATCTTGGTTGTAATTCAAATGAACAATAGCAAACGCACAATCACTCATTGCTTTATTTGAGTCCCAAGTGTAATCAGAACCACTTTGATTCATTACGCTAATTGCAGTTGCGCTTGTGTTAAATCCATCAAAAGAACCATTGCTATACAAATAAATGTATAGATGACCATCTACTGTGTTATCGGTTGTGCCTGTTGATTGATCTGTTAATCCTACTACTTTAGTTAAATCTGTTTCGTCAAAGACGCAAAGTTTTCCACCAAAGAAAACGTCACCAAAAGTAATTGTGTCTGGGTATGCGCCACCAGTAACTTCGCAAAGAGACATTACATAATAAAGGTCTTGGTTGTCTGGTGAAATAACCAAATCGGTAATCGTTCCACCAATAAAAGAATTGCCATATACCACGGGTAACTTATTATTAGTGGCTGGTGCTACTTGTAAATTTACACCTGTATTCAAAGATGCTTGATTGTTCATCCCAGAATTAGGAGGGTCTGATGCAAACACTTTAGAAACAACTGAAGACGCAACCATCTGAATAGCAAAAGATGCAACTGCCGCTTCTGCCGCAGACAATGCAAACGTATCCATTAACCAACCCGCTAATACTTCTCCCATTACATTACCCAATCATTTGATCTTTTGGTTGCGCCAAGTTTTGACAAGTCCGCATCCGAATAGGTTGAAATGTAAAACTGAACTATGTCGCCTTTATGCTTCATACGTTTGCCCAGTTCAATGTATTTTTTTATAAGCATCACGCTTGTCTTTTTACTTTTTGCATACCACATGGTTTCTTGTAATACATACAAATGCGGTATCCAAAAACATGGCGCACGCATAGCGCATAAAAATCCATCATTTTCAATTAATACAAAACCAAGCCCCGCATAAATTTTTGCAAGTTGTTCATCCACATGATTGCTTGACCATTTGTCTATGTGATGCGATAAAGCATTGCCATATTCTCTATGGTAGTCTTTCAAGAACTCCTTGATTTGCTCGTTATCAAATTTGTTGGCAAGGCGAATCATACTTCTTTGCCAAATGGATAATAGATTGTGGAAACAAATCCAACCCGCGCCATGCTTGTATCGGTTGGGTTGTAAAACTTCCAACTCTGATCATTTGTAAATCTTCCAGCAACTCTGTTTTGCAAAATAATCTGTATGCTAGATGCAGTTATATTAATAGTTCCCACATACATACGAGCATCTTCCATCCATTGCTCGCCAATAGAAAAGTTGTTTATGTAACCATAGAAATATTGATACAGCCCGCCCGTGCCACCGCCTGTAATTAAATTGCCGTCAGTATTGAAAAAACCTTTCCACATTGTTATCTGTGAACCTTTAATTTCATGACCTAAAACCCAACCAAGTAATGCAGTATCTATGCCCACCAAAGTTACTGACGTTTGATTTGCCGTTGATTTAATATCGCGTTGCACATCACCAATGCCTACCAATGCGCCTAGCCCATCAAATGTTCCAAGCCCCGTTACTGCCAATGCCGTTGGCGTTGTTGCAAAACTATATGTGGCGGTTGGCGTAACAACTCTTACAAAGTCCGCAAAGCGAATATTGTTTGTATTTTCTAAAGGTGCTATTACGTTCATAGTACGGCTTCAAATGCTTTAAAAGAATTGTTCCATGTAATAAATGAATCATTAGCAATCGGCACTAATGTGTATTGTGGATATTGCTGAAGTATTACGGGAAAGGTAATGCCTGTGTATGTAGTCCCACCCATTGATACAGTTGTGCCATATTGCCCTATGACGGCATTGATTGCGCTAACAATGGGTCCGTTAATCAAGTTGCGATGTACGGGTATGGTGACTGTTGAACTTGTGCCACGCAATACGTCAGCGGTCGCAATGTATGCATACAAACCTACTTGGCAAAAGTCGCCAGCACGCACAATATATTTTGTACTTGGTTCTAATGTATTGTTAGGCAAATTACCCAACACCATATTTTTTGCAGATGAACTTGTTTGCCATTGACAAGATGCAATTTGCGATGGAGTCAAATCGCCTTGATAGGCAATGTAGTTGTACCAACCAGTAGCACCAAAATTTAAATACTGCGTCAGCGACTTATCAAAGTAACGAAGATTGGCAAGCAAATCTCTATTCTTACTATATTGCAAATAGTTGTTAGGCTTGAATTCAAACTGGAAAGGAACGACTGTGATAATTTCAGATGTTGCAATTCTTTGATTCCTTGAAATGACTTGCCCAACAAAACGTTGGTCATTGATTGAAACCGATTCGGCAAAGCCTAGTACGTCTGTTAATGTAGCCATGTGTTACCTACTTTGTGGCAATGCGCGTTGTGCGGTTTGATTTGCCGCCCATACTGCGCTCTTGTTACGAGACAAGAATTGTGTTGCTGACTGTGTATCGATTGCGCTCATCTGTGCAATATAGGGACCATTGTAGGTAATGCTTGGTTGATTGTTGCCCATTGAACTTAGCATGTTATTTGGAATAACTGTGCCAGACGTTTTAGGAACAAACAATTCGGGACCTCGTTCGCCTACCATGTATGTTGTATTAGCGGATATATCCCCACCTTCAGCCGCGTAGCCACCAAAACCGCCAGAATAATTTGCTTGACCTTTAAACAAACTATCCATTCCACCCGTATATGGTGTGCCAAAACCCAAACTTTTAAACATAGCCATGGCTGATGCTTTTAATTCAATAGAAATTAAATCTTGAATAATGCTACGCGCTAAATCTTTAAACGATAACTTGCCTGTGCGTACAAAGTTATCAAGTGCCGCATTCATGTTGCCCATTACAGATTCAAATGCTTGTTGCCCACGCTCTAGTTCTGTTGACATGTTACGGAACGTATCTTCCATAGCCATGGTAAACCCCGCGCCAAATGAACCACCGCGTTGAGCCTTTGTAATTTCTTGTCTTGCTCTTGCATTACGTTCTGCAAGTTGTGCAAGTTTTTCTTCACGCTCTATTGCAACATCTTTTGCCGCCTGATCTAATACACCGCTACGGCTAATTTCATCTACCATTTTTTTACGATTACTTTCGATTTGCAATAACTCTTTAGAGAGTTGCACATCTTCAGCACGCATGTGCTTTGCTTGTATACCTAATTTAAATTCTTCTTGTTGATCTTGCAATACTTTTTCGTGTTCTTTTTGACGCAACGAAATGGCAGTAAATGCATCTACTTCCAATTTAAGATTTGCAAATAATTGTTTGCCTTCTTGTATTTGTAGATTGTTTATGTAACGAATTTCTGCAAGACGTTGACGCGCTAATTTTTCTGCTTCCGCATTACGACCTTCAACTACGTTTCTGCCACCGCCTTTTTCGCGTTCCTTTGGCATCCACCCTTCGTAATTGCCTTGATCAAATTTGCCTAGTTCTTGTAGTTTTTGTAACTTTTGATATTCTTCGTTAAACTTTTTTAACTTTTCTGGGTCTGCACCAAGACCCGCAAATCCAAATGCTGTTGTAAATTGAGCCAACATTTTCATGTTGCGCCCTAAATTGGTAAATGCATCGGAAGCGTTTTCTGCTTTCTTTGCAATTCCTTCTAACCAATTAACAAACTGTAATGCTGGCGTTCCAATAAACGCAGTAAATTCCACCATTAATGCATGTGTGATTTTGTGCAGTTTGTCCCATGCATCACCAGCGTCTTTAACGCTTTGCGCTTGCACTTCTGTAATGTGTCCAGCCTCTTGCATTTGCTTTGCAAGATCACCTATTGCTACGCCTTTAACGCCTTTGCCAAACAACTCCATTGCGCGAGCGTTGCGCGTTATGGTGTCTGGCATTTTTTCTAAACCACGGAACACTTTTTCAAGTAACTGTTCCATGCTCATTGAGCCTAAATCTTTAAGACTAATGTCAAGGTCTTTAAAAGATTTTTGTGCTTCAAATGAACCGCTTGCCGCTTTATCAACAAACGCGGTAAACGATGAAAGCATCTTGCTTGCGTTTTCAGCCTTGCCACCATTTTGTGCAAGTGCTTCGCCTAACTTTAATACTGTGTCGATTGCTAATTCATTAGCAGTTGCAACGTCTGCAACGCTGTCTGCAAACTCTAATGCTTTATAAGTCATTGCCGCAAATGCGGTAACGCCCACAGTTGCCATTGTCTTTGCTTGTGACGCAAACTCCGACAAATCTTTTTTGGCGGCTTCTATACCTTTAACAAACTCGGCAGTATCTAAACCAAGTCGTACACCTAAGCGAGCAATCGTATTAGCCATTTTTAAACCTACTCTTTGTAAATTTTGGGGCTTGTGTTACATACGCCAGCAGACTATTATTTACTGACTCCTTCTTGTCTTGTTCGCTCATTGGCGGGTAGATGTAATCATAACCTCTGCCCAATATTGTGGCAAGTTTGTACGCTGGTGAATTGGGTGTTCGCATGTAGTTAAACACGCCAGCAGTCAACGTGCCTAATACTTCTAAAATTGCACGATTGCCAATTACTCCATCCGCATACATTGTTTGGATTTGCGCCATAGTTACATCGTCTATGTCTGCAAGTGTGTCATGTGTATGCCCATTGAAGATCATCGCCACTTCGACTTGTTTCCTCAATGAGCCTATTAGTTTCCCCGCGACTCCTTGTAACTAGGGCTAATAGATTCTGCAATCTTTTCCATTAACGCTATTTGCACAGTTATGGGAAATTCTTCTTCAACTTCTGCATAGGTTAATTCTGTCAATGAGTCGTTAGCGTTTTCTGGAATTATTAATTTAATAAATTCTGTAATACGTATCTGCGTCATTAGTTTTGTTTTGGCAGTTTCGCGCAACGAGCGACCGCTGACAACTATGTCATCGTCTGTAAATTTAAATTCTTCTGTTTCTTGATCTCTAAATTGTTCAAGAGGTGTAGAAATAGTTTTATAGATTTCATCTATTTCTTCTTGTGGCGGGTTTTGAATGCGCTCATACATTGCATCCGATTCCGCGACCGATGGAATGCGCACTTTAAAAATGTGTCCACCTAATTCAAACTGCCGAATGAATAAGCCTTTACGCTTAGTTTCGTATTGAGTCCCCAAGAGACTTGCTAATTTTGTCATATCGTGTCCTTATCATTTGACGTTCTTTGCTCTAAATTGTTCACAGCGTCTGCCGATTATCTCACCCAAGTTATTAGCCACATGCGTTGATTGACTTTCAAGAGCAATGCGCAAATATGGTTTAGGCGCCATATTTGCTGTGCCAAATTCTTGTGCTATTGCACGCGCATCGTAAGGAAAGTCCAAAGAATATGCATACTCTTTAAATTTCTTTTTGTATGCGTCTTTGTCTTTTTTGTATAACTCAACGTTAGCCGCAAAGAACTCGCGTTTCTTTTTCTTTGGAAAAGGTTTAGTAGTTACAAGACCAATGACTGTATCTGTCGCGCTTGCATACTTTGATTTTTGGTCACGCTTGTTTGGTCTGCGTGCCTCTATCCATAACGTTCTTGCAAGATCGCCAGAATCTTTTGGTGCTAGAAATCTTGCCACCGATAAGACGGGCTTCATTGCTTCGCGTGCCGCTGGAACAAGAACTTTGCTTGTTGCGTGTTTGTCGCCTATCTCATCCGCTAATTCTTCAAAGATAGCAAGAGCCTCGCTCAAGCCAGTTACTTCAACTTGCGCACCACCAAAAGCACCAGAGACATTCATGGCATTACCCTTTGAGTATCTTGTTATAAATCGCGCTGTTTAAATCAAGTACAAATTGAACTATCTGCTCTGGTGTCATTTTGTCTGCATGAGCAACTGACAGACGATAGGCTAAATCAACGCCAGCAAGACGTTGTTGTTGCCAGCCAAACCAATTTTTTTGTTGACCATTTTGTGTTTGATCAATTAAGAAATTTAAAAGAGCGTCTGAATTATTTATTGTCATGTCTTGTAGTAAAAGCCCCGAAGGGCTTTTGTTATGTATTGTCTGACCAGCCGTAGGAGTTACCGCCTACTGGGTGAATCACAAACTCAAACTTACCTTCAGCAGTTGGAGACATGTCCCACTTTAGACCGCCAACGCGACCATTGAATGCATACGCAACTGTGTTTGTGCCGTCATAGACTGCGACAACATAAGTGCGAATGATTGTGCCGTTGTAGCCGTCATCACGAATTAGCAACTGCGCTGTGTCTGCGGGATTCCAAGGTGCAGTAATGCTCAATGATGTAACCTGATTTTGTGTGGTGATCTTTGCACCAGTTCTTGCACCAGCAACGTTGTATGCCGCAAACGCATCGTCAGAACCAAATGGAGGAACTGCTTCAACAGGCACTTGTATGCCGTCAGTACCAGTACCACCAGCGGATGTGCCGATAATGTCTGCAACTTGTGCTGTCCAAGTTTCTAGTTGTGCATCTGTTAACGCTGTGGGTGATGCGCCAGTTTGCATCCATAGGGTTGCTACGTATCCAGGCAAGACTTTATTAATGAGAGCCATTTTTAATTTCCTTTAAAAGAAGTTGATCATTCTTGTCTTATGTTGGTACGTCAATCGTGCAGTCGATTATCACTTGGTTCATACCCAGAGTGTCATCATAGGTGTTGTAGAGCCACATGCAATCTACTTTGGCTACAAAAAACCCGCTAGTGGCTGGATTGCCAAACGTGCCTGAGTAACCATGCAAGGATTGTAGTATTTCATTTGACAAATTGAAAGCATCATCCATTGTTTTACCAAAGCATGATACTTGGAAGATTGGGCGGTCAATGCCTTTGTTGCTTTGCGTTTGCCCCGTGTAGACCTCTTGGTGAACGTTGCGCAACTGCCATGTAAGAAACTGCGTTTGCGTTGCCCAATTTCTGTTGAAGTTGGCATATACAGGCACAGGGTCAACCACATCCGAGAGTTGCCATTGAATGCACTCTGCGTACAGAATGGGGTTTTGTTGCGTACTCATACAGGCGTATCAGGGTCGTTGCGATAGCAAAGCAAGTTAACAGTTAGACGATCATTCGATTCGCGTATGTCAGTTATACGCCAATCAAATCCACGCCATGTAATACTATATAAGTTTTGATTGTCTACCATTGTTTTGGTATTGGGCGTGTAGTTCAAAGTCAACCCAACAAGATCAGAGTAAACCCTATATTTTTCAGAGATGCGTAGGCTATTGGCAACATCTGCAACAAGTGCGCGAGTATCAAACCACTTTGTAATAGTAGTTGTATATTCGCCAATAGTATTTACGCTATTGGTCACGTTGTTTACAACGATGTTTTCATAGCGTCTAATGCCCATGCTACATCACCAAAGGCTTGTATGGGCGAAGCATAGCGTGTACGCCAAAAGGTATTTCAGACTTCATGCCAACTGTGTCGCCAACTGTGGAACGCGTGTTGTACAAATGCGTTAACAACATTAATCCCGCTTGTTTTATTACTGGGTAACTTGCAAGTGGATTTGCATTTTGCGTAAAAGTTACAACGATTGGATTGGCAACTTGTTGGCTTAATTCATTTAATGCAACATTTAAAATAACGCGACTGCCTGTCGGGTCATATGAATAGTCAGCCGAACTAATTGTGATTGGTACTGTGTTAGAACTGCCGTAGTAACGCACATTGTTAATTGTTACTGCGGGATAACCAACAACGTCAACGCCTGTTTCTGGCAAATCTAAATACAACGTTGTGTCATACATGCCAAAGTTGGCATAGTAAACATTCCATTGCGTAGAAAAAATTGCCATGCCAAGAATATCTTCAATAGACATTCGCGTTGCAAGTTCAAGCGAGGACAAATATGTGTCCTGACTTTCATCATCAAACAAATTTAATTGTTGTGTAATTTCTTCAAGCGTCAACCATGGCGTTGCAACATCACGCGAAATTTGTTCAAACCTCGCGTAGTTGTACGGATTCCTACCATTCGAGTAGAACGGGGCAAGGGTTTGATTTTCTACTGGCATATTTATTTGCCTTAGTCGATACCACGCACGCCAGCAAACGGGTCGCGTATTGTGCTGACCATTCTTTTTTCACACCACAAAGTAATAAATCCTGGACTTGTCTGATCAAATGTTTGAATTGACATTTCTTCCACATCTGCAATTTGCAAGAATCTATTCCAGTTTGCTAAATAAACTGGGTATGCATCAGTTAAATATGGATTGATTACTACTGGTGCGCCAAAGATTGAACCTACTGCACCGCCTTCACCTTTTTCACCTAGTTCAAGAAACTTAGGCAACCCTTGTTCGTCTGCCAAGTTACGCAAACCTTTGATGTAGGTTGGAGTCATATGCCATGCAGTTGTTGGTTGTCCCCAATACTGCGCTGGCAATGCATCAGCCAAAGCAACAATTTGCGCATATGTTGGCGCGTTGTAACTTGTACCAACTTGCAAAATAGTGTGAATGCCGTCTGTCATCTGTGTACCAGAATCGCCAAACGATGCTTCTGTATTGTCGCCAAGATACATATCTAAGCCACGCAAGCCAGCAGTTGCTCCAGTTGTGGTAGTGCCAGAACCCGCTTGGTCATTGTTACGCGCCATTGAATAGGCTTCGGCTTGAGAAAATTCTAAAGTTAAGTCTTGCATTAATTCTTCTTGCAAGCCATTAATGTCATCAAGTGCGGCAATGCGAATAGGCAACTGCGCTGATAAAACGCGAGTAGGCAAAACCCATGTGTTTGTTGCCGTAGCGGGAGTACCCGTGTTTGGAGTAAATGTGTAACCCCACGGGTCTGATTGTGTCAAAGCGTTACCAACTTTGGCAACAAATTGCACCGAGGACATGTTAGGTGTTTTGATTTGCAATGCACCCATACGGAAAGGGTTTGCAAAACGCAGAGCGGCAAACGCATCGTCAAAATATGTGCGACCACCAATTCCCGCGCCTGAACCTGTCAGGGTAGATGCTTCACGTAGATCAACTGTGACCTTACGATTTTCTTGTAGCGATTGCTTGATGCCGTCAATAATTTTTTGCGTTGCACTCATTTTGATTCCTTAATAAAACAAAGAAGGGGAGGGTTTTATTCCTCCCCTTTTTATTACGCTACATCGTAACCAGTTGCGGTAGAGCGATAACGAATGATAGAGAAGGGATCAACAACAGAAGTTGCCAAACGCTTTTCGCCATAGAACGTTATAAATCCA